GAAAAACCCCAGCAGCGTGTCGTCGATCGCCAGCCATACCAGCTGGATCTTGTCGGTGTAGACGCAGCGGATGTCGTCGAATTGCGGGTCTGCGATCGCCGGCAGGTTCGATCGGCCTCCGATCGTGATCACGACCGTCGCTCCGTCGCCGCCGCTCGGGTTCGCTCCCGGGGTGACGAGGAATGTGTACTCCACTCCGGTGTCGAAGCCCCACGCCTCGAAGCTGTTCCCGGCCGCCTGGCCGAGCGCCCGGTAGGTCGTTTCTCCCGCGCGCTTGACGAAGATCATGAACGGCGTCGCGTAGCCGGTCCAGGTCAGCGCGACCCCCGCGGAGCTCCCCTCCCGGTAGATCTCAGCCGCCTTGAGGTTGCTCACGAACACCGGGTCGGGCCAGGGCGTCGGCGCCGGAACAGTCGCGCTGTCTGAGTAGATCGGCTCGTAGTATTCGATCGCCGTGATCTTCCTCCGCAGGTCGTTCGCGCGGGAGATCCGCAGGACCCGGAAGAGTTTCACGACGAAATTGATCAGGCCGAACGAGTAGAGGGCGTACTGCGCCGGGTTCTTCGTCCAGGTCCCGGAGATGTTCAGCGTCGTGTAGGTCCCAGCGCCGTTCGTGACCGTCTTTTCCTCGAACGTGTCGTCGTCCTGATGCTTCACGCGGACGTGGTAGGTCCCAGACACGATCGTCACCGGCCGGTCGAGCGTGACCGAACTCGCCGTGGAGGAGACGACGCGGCCGCCGACGCCCCATTGCGGGATGTCGTGCTGCACCTCCACGATGTCCCCGGGGAAGCAGGCCAGGGCGTCGATGTCGCAGTCCCATTGCGCCGTCAGCGTCAGGAAGCGGTTGCAGTTGAGGAGGAATTTGCCGTGCTTGATCGCCATCTCCCGGTCGGTGCAGCCGTAGAGCACCAGGGATGCCTGTTTCGTTTCCAGCGCGGTCGTGTCGAAGTCGCTCGCGTACAGGGTCAGAGCCGTCCGCTCGTAGTCCAGGTCCTCGTCGTAGTATTCGACTTCGATCGCGTTCGCCCGGTCGTCCTGGGCGAGCCATTGCTCCTTGAACGAGTCCTGCGCGATGTTCCCCACGTTGAACATGAACCTCTGGACCGGGGTACCCTCGACCTTATCGACGATGACCGTGAACTTGCTCCCCAGCTGGATCACGGTTCCCCGGCCCAGCTGCGAGATCATGTTCAGCGCCGCGCGGACGGAGATCGTCTGGTCGAGGTAGAGGTTGCAAGTGTAGGAGTTCGCCGTGCAGAAGGTCGCCCACGCGGCAAAAGCCGCGGAATCGATTCGCGCGACATCGACCCCCGCTCCGTATCTTCGGTTCGTCAACAGGTCCGCGCATGCGACCGCCGGATTGCTCGACGCCCCGCTCCACAGGCCCGGAATATCGATCGTGCCGCGGTCGATCTCGAGGTCGATGGTGGGGAAGGATCCCGACAACTGGTTCGTCGCCAGTGCCCGGACGGCCAGGAGGGCGGTGTTCGGGTAGATGAAATCGTCGGGCACGGCCTCGGTGTAGAAGTCCCAGTAGCAGTCGGCCATGACGCCGGCGCCGGTCTGGTAGGCGTCCTCGAGCTTCACGCGGATGTCATAGGTCCCTGCGGGGACAGCGAGCTTCCATCCCTTGCGGAGCGCGGAGGTCGTCGCCGCGGCGAACGCAAGGTGATCCTGGAGGACGCCGCCGATCTGGTAGATGTCCGTGCTTACGACCCAATGCCAGAAGTAGATCGGCGAGTATTCGTCCACGGCGACGGCCGGCACGTAGGGCTCGCATTCGTAGTGCCCGCTCGCGGTTCCGGCCTCCACCTCGACCCACGTGTTCGGGTACTCTCCTTCCAGCGACGTCATATACCCGGCGGACCACCTTCCGGTCGTGACCGTGATCGGGTACTGGTTGTAGTCCTCCCAGCGGGTCCATACCGAATCGCCCTGCTTCTTATATTCCACGTTGATCCGCAGGATGACCTGGTTCAATCCTCCGTCGCTGTTCGCGGATCCAAGGCCGGCCGGACAGGAGAAGTTCACTCCGATCGTTTCGACGGCGTTGCCCGCCGTCGTCCGCTCGGTCCAGTTCACGTGGTCGGTGAGCTTGATCCCGACGGCGGTGTCGGTGTAGGTCGCGTTGAAGTCCTGGATCAGCGCCTGGCCGGTTTCCGGGGTGTTCATTCCCCGGCGCATCTCCGCGGCGACGCTGTTGTAATTCGACGCCTGTACCTTGTTGATCCGCAGATTCGTCGCCAGGGCCGCGTTCGTGATCGCGGTGATCGGCCCCTCGCAGAGCGCCATGAGGGCCGAGATGTACTGATTGTTCTCGCCGGCCGCGGCTTCGATATGCCGCGCGATCACGGGGGGAGTCACCCGACGCTTGCCGTAGAGGATAGGAAGCGCCGCCCCCTCGAGCAGGAAGTTCGTCCCCTGATCCCAGCCGTAGGTCGGAGACCCCCCCATCGATTCCATCGCGGGCGCCTGGTACGGCAGGATGGCGTTGATCACCATGCCGCCGACGACGACGATCGCCCCGGCCACGATTCCGGAAACCATTCCCGCGGCTATCCCGCCAGACGATATGTACCCTGCCTCCACGAGAAGACCAGAAGTCGCTCCCCCGGTGTAAATCGCCAGGGCGGTGAGCGCGATCATCGCCACGATCCGCGCGATGTTCTTTCCTCCTCCTCCTCCGCGTGGGACGAGGCAGAAGGCCAGGGAGAGCCCTTCCTTCACTTGCAGCGGCAGGACTTCCTCGGTATTAACGATCGCTCCGTTGATGGAGATCGCGAGGTCGTACCCGTCGGGGATCGCTTCGGGGTAGAACTGCGCGACGTACTCGGAGACGGGTCTGCGGGGCTCGAGCAGCCGGGTTTCCCGGTTGACGATCGGGTCGAAGGGATTCTTGACGCAGGTGACGATGACCTTATCCAGCATTCGCCGTCCCCCACGCCCTTCTATTATTGCAATTCACCTTCCTCGTAACCCATCTACAATTGCCGGGAAAGTATCCAAGATCGTTGTTTATTCTATCTATTTGTAATTCTTCTTTAAAACCAGAAGCAATTCCCCACAATTTAAAATTAATATAATCATCCCATTCCCTACATATTGTTATCCCGCGCCTACCGTAGTATTTATAATGTTCATGAGATTCCTGTAAGCAACGCGCCCTTATGGTAAGCCATCGCTTAAATAAAGGTTCTTTTACTTTCCCAACAGAACCACCATGTACTTTAAAAATCCTACTTGCCGTTAAGCGGACAATATCTTTCTGATAACATCCGCACGATTTAGACCAACCGCTTGTTAAATGATCGCCCCTTACCGTTGCGGATTTTCCGCATTCGCAAACACATTCCCACGCTATATGCTTCCCTTCACGATCGCCTTCTTTGATTACCGTAAATCTATTGAAAACAAGACCTGCCAATGATTTATGTTTTCTATTCCTCATTGGCCTATCCACCTGTAATAAGCGACTATTTTATTTTTCCAGAACGGATGGTCGAGCCGCGGCGCGCAGGATTTTATCTTCTCCATCGCGTGGAGGAATCTCCCATCGCCGATGCAGACGCCGAAGTGCTGCACAGCTTCTGGCGCCTCGGGGTCGTTCGCCATCGCCACAATGACTCCCTCCTCGGGTACTTCGGCCTTATCGAAATCCCGGACGGCGATCGAATAGGCGCCGTCGATGTCCCGTACCGCCCAGCAGCTGATCTTGAAATCCGGGACTTCCTTGCCCAGCTTCCGCATCGCCGCCATGACGAGTCCCCAGCAGTCCAGCCCTGTCGCCGGGTCCCTGCCGCCGTCTACGAACGGAATTCCCACGAGGTCCCTATACTCCATAGATCCGGATCCCCCTGTTCCCCACGCCAGGGAAGCCGCCGTACCGGACGGAGTTCGATCCCCCGTCCATCGCCCGGCACGCGGAGAGGGTTTTATTGCAACTGGTCGTCGCTCCCCCATATCCGCATTCGGTGCTCTTGAAAACCCAGCGGCATTGATTCCGCAGAATCCGGTTGAGCGGCGCCCTACGGTTGTAGGGGTTGTTCGCGCCGAGGGTGAAGTAGGCCCACTCCGCGTCCGTTCCGGTCTGCTTGAGGTCGAAGGTGTGCTGCACCTCGGGCGTCGCGCTGCCTAGGTTTTTCGAGTTCACGACGTAGAGGTCGCAGGTGATCGGGGAAAAGCCATTCGTCTTGCAGTAGCTGTCGTAATCCTGGAGGTACTGCTCCATCGCCCGGCTCTGATTCCCGACCTTGACGACGATCTGCGGGACCTCTCCCTTGCTCTCCTCCACGAGTTCGTCCATGTCGAACGGGAACGGGATCCAGGAGTAGCCCTGCCACGAGACGGTTTCGTTGTTCGCCGTGATCCGGACGGGGGATCCCACTCCCGGGATGGTGACCGCGACCAGCACCATGAAAACGGAATCGGTG